ATGGATCACCAGATGCCGCCCGAAGGGGCCTGGAAAAGCTGGGTGATCATGGGCGGGCGCGGCGCGGGCAAGACCCGCGCGGGTGCCGAATGGGTGCGGTCACAGGTCGAAGGCGCTCGCCCGCGCGATCCCGGCCGTTGCCGCCGTATGGCCCTTCTGGGGGAAACGCGCGATCAGGTCCGCGAGGTCATGATCTTCGGAGACAGCGGCATCCTCGCCTGTTGTCCGCCCGATCGTCGGCCCAAATGGCAGGCGACGCGGCATTGCCTTGTCTGGCCCAACGGCGCGGAGGCCATGGCCTTCTCGGCGCAGGAGCCCGAAGCGCTGCGCGGGCCGCAATTCGATGGCGCCTGGGCCGATGAGCTGGCCAAGTGGAAAAAGGGTCAGGCCGTTTGGGACATGCTGCAATTCAGCCTCAGGCTGGGGCAGGACCCGAGGGTCTGCGTGACCACGACACCGCGCAATGTCGCTGTCCTGAAAGATCTGCTGACCCGCGAGACCACCGTCGTCACACATGCCGCGACGGAGGCGAACCGCGCCAACCTTGCGCCCTCGTTCCTTGAGGAAGTGCGCGAGCGATATGGCGACACGCGGCTCGGGCGGCAGGAACTCGATGGGCTGCTGATCGAGGAGGCGGAAGGCGCATTGTGGACATCCGCGATGATCGAAGCGGGGCATATCACCCGGAAACCCGATCTGGTTCGGATCGTGGTCGCGGTCGATCCGCCGACCACGGCGCATGCGGGGTCCGATGCCTGCGGGATCGTGGTGGCGGGGCTCACGCCCGAGGGCATCGGGGTCGTCCTGGAGGACGCGACCGTTCAGGGCGTCCGGCCTGCCGCCTGGGCGGAAGCGGCCATCGCGGCAATGGCGCGCTGGGACGCCGACCGCCTCGTGGCCGAGGTGAACCAGGGCGGAGACATGGTCGAGGAAGTGCTGCGCACCGTCGATCCGGACGTGGCGGTCACCAAGGTTCACGCGGCGCGGGGCAAGACCGCAAGGGCCGAACCGGTGGCCGCGCTTTATGAGCGGGGGCGCGTGCAACATCTGCGCGGCCTTGGCATCCTCGAAGAGCAAATGTGCCGCATGACGCAGGCGGGATATGAGGGCGCGGGCTCCCCGGACCGTGTGGATGCGCTGGTCTGGGCACTCACAGATCTGATGTTGCGCAACGGCAAGGCGGCGCGTCCGGGCCTGCGGGAATTGTAAAAACCACGGCACCGTTGCGCCGCAACACCCTGGACCGGGCGCAACCCTCAAGCCGCATTAACGCCCGGTCCCTACACCTTCTCCCAACGGCAGACGGACAATCCCGACGCTGCGATACGAACAGGCCTCGGGCTCCGGCTCGTCTGCCAGAAACCAGGAGTGCGCCCGCATGGTCTTTCAGCTTTTTCGTGGCCCGGCCCAGCCCGCGACCCCCGAGACCAAGGCTTCGGCCACCGGTCCGGTCGTCGCCTATGCCAGCTCGGGCCGCGTCGCCTGGAGCCCACGGGACACCGTGTCGCTGACCAAGACGGGCTTTTCCGGCAACCCGGTGGGTTTTCGCGCGGTCAAGCTGATCGCGGAGGCCGCCGCCGCCTTGCCGCTGGTGCTGCAGGACGCCGAGCGCCGCTATGACGCGCATCCCGCATTGGCACTCCTGACGCAGCCCAATCCGGGGCAGGGTCGGGCGGAGCTTTTGGAGGCGCTTTACGGTCAGCTCTTGCTGTCGGGGGATGGCTATCTTGAGGCGGTGCACGGCACCACATCGGGTCTGCCGTTCGAATTGCATGTGCTGCGCTCGGACCGGATGCGACTGATCCCCGGAAATGACGGCTGGCCGGTGGCTTACGAATACACGGTCGGCGCGCGCAAGCATCGCTTCGACATGACGGGCGAGGCCGCGCCCATCTGCCATATCAAGTCGTTCAATCCGCAGGATGACCATTACGGTCTCTCGCCGATGCAGGCGGCCGCGCAGGCGCTCGACGTGCATAATTCCGCATCTCGCTGGTCCAAGGGGCTGCTCGACAATGCCGCGCGACCCTCGGGGGCCATCGTCTATACCGGCGGGGACGGCTACGGCACGCTGAGCCCCGAGCAATACGACCGCCTCGTGGGGGAGATGGAAGCGCATCACATGGGTGCGCGGAATGCCGGCCGTCCGATGCTGCTTGAAGGTGGTCTCGACTGGAAACCGATGGGCTTCTCGCCGTCGGACATGGAATTCCACAAATCGAAGGAAGCCGCGGCGCGGGAAATCGCGGTCGCCTTCGGGGTGCCGCCGATGCTGTTGGGCATCCCGGGAGAGGCGACATTCGCCAATTACCAGGAAGCGCACCGGGCCTTCTATCGCCTGACGGTGCTGCCGTTGGCCACGCGGGTCGCGGCGACGCTCGGCGCATGGCTGTCGGCGCAATCGGGCGAGGATTTCGAGCTGAAGCCCGATCTCGATCAGGTCTCCGCGCTGGCCGCCGAGCGGGATCAGCAATGGGCGCGGGTTGCGGGCGCAGATTTCCTGAGTGCTGCGGAAAAGCGCCGCATCCTCGGCCTGCCGCCGCTCGTGGAGCCCGCGGATGAGTGAGCCCCGCATCCCGACGGAGCGCTTCGAATGCGCGCCGGGTCTGAGGCTCGAGGCACATGAGCGGCTTTCGGATCTGCAATTCCGCAACCTTGCGGCGCGCCTCGACCGGATCGAGGCGTTGATGGAGCGGCTCGAACGCCGTCTCTGGCTCGCCGTCTACGGGGTCATGGCCGCGATCGCCGCGCAAGGCGTGCAGGGCCTCATGAGTGTCACGCCCTGACGGGCCTGGAAGCTGGAGAGATACATGGAACTGGAACACAAGCTCTGCCGCTTCGAGGCGGAAGTCACGGTCGGGGACGGCATGCGGCTCGAGGGTTATGCCTCGCGCTTCGGAGCCTGCGATCAGGGCGGCGACGTCGTGGCCAAGGGCGCCTATGCGGCCTCGCTCAAGCGTCTGGGCGCCGAGGGCCGCGCGGTCAAGATGCTCTGGCAGCACGATCCGGCGCAGCCCATCGGCATCTGGGACGAGGTGCGCGAGGACGGCACGGGGCTTTGGGTCAAGGGGCGCCTCTTGGAGGGCGTCGCTCGCGCCAAGGAGGCCGCGGCCCTCATAGAGGCGGGGGCCATTGACGGGCTCTCCATCGGCTATCGCACCTTGCGGGCCACGAAGAACACCAAGGGCCAGCGTGTCCTTGAGGAACTGGAGCTTTGGGAAGTGTCCCTCGTGACCTTCCCGATGCTGCCCAGTGCGCGGGTCGCGGGAAAGGGGGATCACCCCGACGACGTGGCCTGGCGCGAGCTGGCACAGACAATCGAACGTCTGCGCCTTGAATTGGCGGGCGGCTGACGCGCGCCGGGACGAAAACGGGACCAGAACGACATGACAAAAGCCGAGAACACGTCTCGGACCGGGGAAGATGCGTCTCCGGTCGTCCAGGTGGGCACCGCGATGGCGGGGTTTGCCCAGGACATCAAGGCCATGCGGGCCGACCTTTATGGACAACTCAAAGCACAGGAAGAGCGACTGACCATGCTTGATCGTAAATCTGCCATCAAGGCGGCCCGGCCCGCGCTTGCCAGCGCCGGCGACACCGAAGCCCCCCACCAGAAGGCGTTCAACGCCTATCTGCGCACAGGCGACGACGATGGCCTGCGCGGCCTCGAGCTGGAGGGCAAGGCTGCGTCCACGGCGGTGAATTCCGATGGCGGCTACCTCGTCGACCCGCAGACCTCGGCCACGATCGCATCGGTTCTGGCAGGGGCAGGCTCGATCCGCGCCGTGGCCAGCGTCGTCAACGTGGAGGCCACCTCCTATGACGTGCTGATCGACCGCAACGATGCGGGCGCGGGCTGGGCCGACGAGACCACCGGCACCACCGAGAGCGGCACGCCGACGATCGAGCGGATCTCCATCCCGCTCTACGAGCTGAACGCGATGCCCAAAGCCTCGCAGCGTCTGCTCGACGACAGCGCCTTCGATGTCGAAGCATGGCTTGCGAGCCGGATCGCCGACAAGTTCTCCCGCGCAGAAGCTGCCGCCTTCATCTCGGGCGACGGCGCGGACAAGCCGACGGGCATCCTGACCCACGCCCAGGTCGATAACGATCTCTGGGCCTGGGGGTCCATTGGCACGGTCGCGACGGGGGCAGCCGCCGATATCGGCGATGGCGATGCGCTGATCAGCCTCGTCTACGCGCTGGGTGCGGAATACCGCGCCAACGCGGCCTTCGTGATGAACTCCAAGACCGCGGGTGCGCTGCGCAAGCTCAAGGATGCCGATGGCCGCCACCTGTGGTCGGACGGGTTCGCGAGCGGTGAGCCTGCGCGCCTTCTGGGCTACCGCGTGGTGATCGCCGAGGACATGCCGGACATCGCCGCGGATGCGACACCCATCGCCTTCGGCGACTTCGGTGCGGGCTACACCATCGCCGAGCGGCCCGATCTGCGCATCCTGCGCGATCCGTTCAGCGCCAAGCCGCACGTCCTGTTCTACGCCACCAAGCGCGTGGGCGGGGACGTGTCGGATTTCGCCGCGATCAAGCTTCTGGTCTGCGCGGCCTGAACGACGCCGTGAGCGGGCGGCGGCCATCGTGCCGCCGCCTGTTGGGAAAGCCGGTCATCCGGCGGGGATGCAGAGCGGAGACGAAGACCCATGATGCTGACCGAAGAGACCCTCGTGCAGGATACGGCCCTTCCCGTGGATGGCCTGAAGCGGCATCTCAGGATGGGCTCGGGCTTTGCCGAGGATGATGTGCAGGACGCGGTCCTGTCAGGTTTTCTGCGCGCGGCCATGGCCGTGATCGAAGGGCGGACCGCGAAGACGCTTCTCGCGCGCGATTTTCTGTTGAGCGTGCAGCGCTGGGCGGCGGCCGATGCGCAGCCGCTTGGAACAGCGCCGGTGCAGGCCTTGCGGAGCGTCACGCTGATCGACCGGCATGGCACATCGAGCGTTGTTGCACCGACCGCCTACCGGCTGGAGCGGGACGCGCAGGTGCCGCGGCTCAGATCGATCGCGAGCAGCCTGCCGGGCATCCCCGAAGGCGGCAGCGCGGAAGTGCGCCTCACCGCCGGATACGTCGCCGAGTTCGGCGATCTGCCCGCCGATCTGGCGCAGGCGGTGCTGCTTCTGGCGGCGCATTACTACGAATACCGCGACGAGACATCTTTGGGCGAGGGCTGCATGCCCTTCGGCGTGACAGCCCTCCTGGCACGCTACCGTCCCGTACGCATGGGCTTCGGCGCATGAGCGGCGTGCGGCTCAACCGGCGGCTGGTGCTGGAGCGCGAGAGCGCAATGCCGGACGGTGCAGGCGGGCGCAACGCGGCCTGGGCGGCGCTGGGCACGATCTGGGGCGAGATGACGCCGCGCTCGGGCCGCGAGGCCAATATCGATGCGGGCACCGTGGCGCGTGCGGGCTACCGCGTGAAGCTGCGCGCGCAGCCGCAGGGGCATGAGGGTCGGCCCCGTCCGGGCGACCGCTTCCGGTCAGGCACGCGGGTCTTCGATATCCTGAGCGTTCAGGAGGAAGGGCCGGCCGCGCGGCACCTGATCTGCAATGTCGAGGAAGAGGTGACGCCATGAGCTACGCCCTGTCCGACGCGCTGCAGGAGGCGGTCTATACCGCGCTGGTGGGTGATCCGGGCCTCGCGCTCGAAGTGGGCGGTCATGTCTATGACGCGCTGCCCACGGGTCCATTGCCCGAGCTTTACGTCTCGCTCGGCCCCGAGAAGGTGCGCGATGCCTCCGACATGGGGGTCCATGGCGCCTGGCATGATCTGTCGGTGATCGTGGCCACGGATGCGGCGGGCTTTCGCAGCGCCAAGCGCGCGGCGGCGGCGATCTGCGATGCGCTGGACGATGCGGCCCTGCCATTGGCTCGGGGACGGCTTGTCAGCCTGCGCTTCCTCAAGGCCGACGCCAAGCGCAGGTCCGGCGATACCCGCCGCATCGAGATGATCTTCCGCGCCCGCGTGGACGACGAGTGAACCCTTAGAACGGAGTGACGGACATGAGCGCCCAAAACGGCAAGGACCTTCTGATCAAGGTGGATCTGACCGGCGACGGACAGTTCCACACCATGGCGGGCCTGCGCGCGACGCGGATCAGCTTCAACGCCGAGCAGGTCGACGTGACCTCGCTCGAAAGTCAGGGCGGCTGGCGCGAGCTTCTGGGCGGGGCGGGCGTGCGCTCCGCCGCGATCTCGGGCTCGGGCATCTTCCGCGACGCCGATACCGACGAACGTGCGCGGCAGATCTTCTTCGCCGCCGAAACACCGCAATTCCAGGTCGTGATCCCGGATTTCGGCACCGTCACGGGGCCGTTCCAGGTCACCGGGCTCGAATATGCGGGCACCCATGACGGCGAGGCGACCTACGAGGTCTCGATGGCCTCAGCGGGTGTCGTGAACTTCGTCGCGGCGGCGATCTGAGCCGATGGAGAACCCCTGGCGCGGTGAGGTCGAGATCGTGATCGACGGCGAGACGCGGTGCATGCGCCTGACACTCGGCGCGCTGGCGGAGCTTGAGGCGACGCTCGGGGCGGACAGCCTTGTGGCCTTGGTCGAGCGCTTCGAGACGGGGCGGTTCGCCAGCCGCGACGTGCTGGCGCTGATCGTCGCGGGATTGCGCGGCGGCGGCTGGGACGTGCGGCCCGACGTGATCGCGCGGGCGGATATCGCGGGCGGGCCGCTCGCCGCGGCGGAGGCAGCGGCGCGCCTTCTGGCCCGCGCCTTCGCCGAGCCCGCACCGGCATGAGCCCGGGTCATTTCGACTGGCCGCAGCTCATGCGGGCGGGTCTGACGCGGCTCGGTCTGCGTCCGGCGGAGTTCTGGGCGCTGACGCCTGCCGAATTGCGCCTGATGTTGGGCGAGGGGGCAGGCCCGCAGCCTTTGGGGCGCGCGCGGCTCGATGCGCTGATGGCGGCCTTCCCCGATGACATGGACAGGAGCGAGACATGACAAGCGATATGGACGGATTGGAGGCGGAGCTCGACGCGCTCGATGCCTCGCTCTCGGGGGCTGCGAACATGGCGGCGGGCTTCAATGCCGAGATGCAGCGCATCCACGAGACCTTCGCGCAAACGGGCGGCGGCGTGCGACGGCTGCAATCGGCGCTGTCATCGGGGCTGTCCTCCGCAATCGACGGGGTCGTGCTGGACGGGATTAGCCTGACATCGGCCCTCAACGAGGTGGCGCAGGCGATGATCAACACAGCCTACAAGGCTGCCGTCGATCCGGTCGCCGACCATCTGGGCGGTCTGATCTCCACGGGTGTGAACAGCGTCTTCGGGCAATATTCACCCTTCGCCAAGGGCGCCTCATTCGCGCAGGGGCGGGTGATGCCGTTCGCCAATGGCGGCGTCGTCTCCGGGCCGACAACCTTCCCGATGCGCGGCGGCACCGGCCTCATGGGCGAGGCGGGACCCGAGGCGATCATGCCCTTGGCGCGGGGGCCGGATGGCAAGCTCGGCGTGCGCGCGGGCAGTGGCGGGGGCACCGGGGCGGTGCACGTGACCATGAACATCACCACGCCCGATGTGCAGGGCTTCCAGCGCAGCCAGAGCCAGATCGCGGCGCAGATGAGCCGCGCCTTGTCGCGCGGCGGGCGCAACCGCTGAGGTCGCCGCACCCGGTAAGACCAACGACAACGAAAGGGACGGGGCCATGGAGTTCCACGACGTCAGATTTCCCGCTCGGCTGAGCTTCGGCTCGATGGGCGGGCCCGAACGCAAGACCGAGATCGTCACCCTCGCCAACGGCTATGAGGAGCGTAACACGCCCTGGTCACAATCGCGCAGGCGCTACGATGCAGGCGTGGGGCTGCGCTCGCTCGACGATGTGGCCGAGGTCGTGGATTTCTTCGAGGCGCGGCGCGGGCAGCTTTTCGCATTCCGCTGGAAGGATTGGTCCGATTTCAAATCCTGCGTGCCATCGCGCGACGTGCATTTCGAGGATCAGATCATCGGCTATGGCGACGGCGCGCGTACCGAGTTTCAACTGACCAAGACGTATCGCTCGGGCGAAAATGCCTATGCGCGGCCCATCGACAAGCCGGTGCCCGGCAGCGTCCGCATCGGCATGCATGACACGGAGCTGCGCGACGGGGTGGCCTTCTCGGTCGACACCGCCACGGGGCGCGTCACCTTTGCCGAACCGCCGATCACGGGCATCGCCGTCACGGCGGGCTTCGAGTTCGACGTGCCGGTGCGCTTCGACACCGCGGCGATCCAGACCAGCGTGGCGAATTTCCAGGCCGGTGAAGTGCCCTCAATCGCGGTCGTGGAGGTGCGGGTATGACCGGCGATGCGGCCGCGCTTTTCGCGCATCTCGGGACTGGCGTCACCAACGTGGTGCGCTGCTGGGAGGTGGTCCGCAGCGACGGCGTGCGGCTGGGCTTTACCGATCACGATCTGGACCTGTCTTTCGACGGGCTGACCTTCAAGGCCGAAAGCGGGCTGACCGCGCGGGCGCTGGAGCAGGGCACCGGCCTGTCGGTGGACAATTCCGAGGCCATGGGCGCGCTGTCGGATGCCGCGCTCTCCGAGGCGGACATCGAGGCCGGTCGCTATGATGCCGCTGAGGTGGTCGCGTGGCTGGTGAATTGGCAGGATGTGGGCGCGCGTCAGGTGCTGTTTCGCGGCCATATCGGCGAGATCCGTCGCGCGGGCGGCGCGTTTCAGGCGGAATTGCGCGGCCTCTCCGATCTGCTGAACCGGCCCGTGGGGCGCATCTATCAGCGGCCCTGTACAGCGGTTCTGGGCGATGCGACCTGCGGGGTCGATCTGACGCAGGCGGGCTTTGTCTGGGAAGGTGCGGTCACGGGCGTCATCGAAAACCGCAAGCTTGTTCTTCCCGGCCTGCCGCAATTTCTGCCGGGCTGGTTCGAACGCGGGCGGGCGGAGATGCTCTCGGGTGCTGCGGCGGGTCTGACACGCTGGATCAAGCGCGACCGCATCCTTGGCGAGACCCGTCAGATCGACCTTTGGGAGCCGTTCCGCGCCGATCTGGCGCCGGGCGATCAGGTGCGGATCGCGGCAGGCTGCGACAAGCGCTTCGGAACCTGCCGTGAAAAGTTCGACAACCTCGTCAACTACCAGGGCTTTCCGGACATCCCCGGCGACGATTTCCTCGTCGTGCATCCGGCCAACGCCTCGAACAAGGCCGGGGGCAGCCGCAGATGAGCTTTGAAGATGACATCGTCGCCGCCGCGCGCCGCTGGATCGGCACGCCCTACCGCCACCAGGCGTCACGCGCAGGCGTGGGTAGCGATTGCCTCGGGCTCATTCGCGGCGTCTGGCGCGAAGTGATGGGCGCGGAGCCCGAGGCGGTGCCCGCCTATAGCAACGACTGGTCCGAGCCGCAGGGGATCGAGACGCTGTGGGCGGCGGGGGCGCGGAACCTCAAGCCTACGCCGCGCGGCGCGCCGCAACCCGGCGATGTGATCCTGTTCCGGATGCGCGAAGGGGCCGTGGCCAAGCATCTCGGCATCGTCTCGGCGCCCGAGCCGCAGGCGCGCTTCATCCATGCCTATTCCGGCCATGGCGTGATCGAGTCGGCCCTGACCCGGCCCTGGGCGCGGCGCATCGTGGCGCGCTTTACCTTTCCCGACAGACCGTAAGGACAGACCCCATGGCGACGATACTCCTCTCGGCGGCGGGTGCCGCGTTCGGCGGCTCGGTGGGCGGCTCATTCCTGGGGCTATCGATGGTGGCCTGGGGGCGCTTTGCCGGGGCCACGCTTGGCCGGGCCATCGACCAAAGCCTGTTGGGGCAAGGGTCCGAGAGCATCGAGACGGGCCGCGTCGAACGCTTCCACCTTGCCAATTCAGGCGAGGGCCGCGCGATCCCGCAGGCTTACGGACGGGTGCGCGTCGGCGGGCAGGTTATCTGGACCACGCATTTCACCGAGAAGACCAAGACCGAAGGCGGTGACAGCGGCAAGGGCGCGCCTGCCACGCCCGAGATCACCACCTATCATTACTCGATCAGCATGGCGCTCGCGCTCTGCGAGGGCGAGATTGCGGGCGTGAGCCGCATCTGGGCCGACGGGGTCGAGATCTCGGCCGAGGATCTGAACATGCGCGTCTATCCCGGCACGCGCGACCAGCTTCCTGATCCGAAGATGGAGGCGGTTGAGGGCGTGGGCGAAGTGCCCGCCTATCGCGGCACCGCCTATGTCGTGTTGGAGGATTTCAAGCTTGAGGATTTCGGCAACCGTGTGCCGCAGCTTTCCTTCGAGGTGCTGCGTCCGAACCAGGCGGCGGATGACATGCCGGAGCTGTTGCAGGGTGTCGCGCTTCTGCCCGGCACCGGGGAATACGTGCTGGCCACGAACAAGCAGTATTTCGCGGGTGACAGCGGCGGCGCGTCGTCGGCGATCAATGTCAACACGCCTGCCGAGGTGCCGGACATCGTCCAGTCGCTGGGCACGCTCGCGGACCAGGCCGAGAATTGCAACGCGATCTCGCTCGTCGTCAGCTGGTTCGGGGATGATCTGCGCTGCGGCCGATGCGACATCAGGCCAAAGGTCGAACAGAAGGAGTTTGACGCCAAGGACATGAAGTGGAAGGTCGCCGGTCTCGGGCGGGGGGCCGCGCAAAGGGTGCCCCGGATCGACGACAAGCCCGTTTATGGCGGCACGCCTGCCGACGCCTCGGTGGTCAGCGCGATCGAGCGGATGAACGCGGAAGGCCGCGCGGTCATGTTCTATCCGTTCATCCTGATGGAACAGCTTGAGGGCAACACCAAACCCAACCCCTATGGCGGGACCAGCCAGCCGCCGCTGCCCTGGCGCGGGCGGATCACCACGGCGCGGGCGCCGGGGCAGGATGGCTCGACCGACGGCACACTTCTTGCGCGCGCCGAGGTCGAAGCCTTCGTCGGCACTGCGCGCGCCTCCGATTTCAGGGTCGAGGGCCGCGGCGTCAAATATACCGGCCCCGACGAGTGGTCCTTTTCGCGCTTTATCCTGCATTACGCAACGCTGACCAAGGCCGCGGGCGGGGTCGACGCTTTCTGCATTGGCTCCGAGCTGCGCGGGCTCACGCAGATCCGCGATCATCAGGGCTTCCCCTTCGTCGAGGCGCTGCGCGATCTGGCCGACGAGGTGCGCAGCATCGTCGGCCCGATTGTGAAGCTCAGCTATGCCGCCGACTGGTCCGAGTATTTCGGCTACCGGCCAAACGATGGCTCTGGCGACGTGCTGTTTCATCTCGACCCGCTCTGGTCGCATCCGCAGATCGATTTCATCGGCATCGACAATTACATGCCGATCAGCGACTGGCGCGACGGGCGCGATCACGCGGATGCGGCCTACGGGCGGATTCACAACCTCGACTATCTCGATGCCAATATCGAGGGCGGGGAGGGGTTCGATTGGTATTACACGAGCCCCGAAGCCGTCGCCGCGCAGCGCCGCGCGCCCATCGTCGACACCGCCCATGGCGAGGACTGGATCTTCCGCTACAAGGATATCCGGTCGTGGTGGGAGAACAGCCATCACGACCGCATCGGTGGCGTGCGGCAGAGCGTGCCCACCGACTGGATCGCGCAGTCGAAACCCATCTGGTTCACCGAATTGGGCTGCCCCGCGGTCGACAAGGGCACCAACCAGCCCAACGTTTTCCTCGATCCGAAATCTTCGGAAAGCGCGCTGCCGCGGGCTTCGAACGGGCAACCGGACGAGGATATCCAGCGGCAATATCTGCGCGCGATGCACCTGCACTGGACCGATCCCGCGAACAATCCCGTCTCGGGCGTCTACGAGGCACCAATGCTGGATATGTCGCGCGCCTTCGTCTGGGCCTGGGATGCGCGGCCTTACCCGTGGTTTCCCGCGCTGACCGAGCTTTGGGCCGATGGCGAGAATTATCGCCGCGGGCATTGGATCACCGGGCGGCTCTCGTCGCAGCGGCTGGCCGATGTGGTCGCCGCGATCTGCGAGCGTGTGGGCGTGACCGACTATGACGTGTCGGACCTCGTTGGCATGGTGCGCGGCTATCTCGTGCCGGACGTGGCCGACGGGCGGCGCGCGCTGCAGCCTCTGATGCTGAGCTATGGGTTCGACGCGGTGGAACGTGACGGACTTTTGGTATTCCGCATGCGCGAGGGGCGGGATGTCGTGGAGGTCGATCCCGAACGCATCGCCGAACATGCCGACCTCGCGGAAGGGGAGCTGATCCAGACCCGCGCGAGCGAAGTGGATCTCTCGGGCCGCGTGCGTCTGCACTTTCACGAGGCCGAAGGCGACTACGACACCGTCTCCGAAGAGGCCGTGTTGCCCGACGACCGTACGCATGCCGTTTCGAACAGCGAGGTCGCGCTGACCCTGACCCGCGCCGAGGGCCGACAGATCGTCGAACGCTGGCTTGCGGAGGCGCGCATCTCCCGCGACAGCCTAAAATTCGCGCTGCCGCCCTCGCGGCTGCAGGTGCGGGCGGGCGATGTCGTGGCCTTGCCGGGGCCCGGCGGGCCGGTTCATGCGCGCGTCGACCGGGTGGAGGTCACCGACCGCCAGCTCATCGAGGCTGTGCGGATGGAGGACGATGTCTACCAGCCCGCGGTCACGGCGGATGTGCCGCCCGGCCTGACCCGCTACGTTCCAGCCGTTCCGGTCTCGCCGATCTTCATGGACCTGCCGCTTCTGACCGGGGACGAGGTGCCGCATGCGCCGCATTTCGCCGCCCATGCCAATCCCTGGCCCGGTCCTGTGGCGATCTATTCCGCGCCGAGCGATGCCGATTATCGTCTGAACGGGATCTTTCCGGCCCGCGCGGTGGTGGGCGAGACCGAAACCGACTTGGTCGCATCTCCCTCGGGTCGGATCGATCGGGGCGCGCCCCTGCGAATGCGGCTTTATTCGGGGGCGCTGCAATCGGTGACCGATGCGGCGCTTCTGGGCGGTGCCAACGCGCTGGCCATCGGCGACGGGTCGACCGGGCGTTGGGAGGTGCTGCAATTCCGTGACGCCGAGATGCTCTCGGACGGTGTCTGGCATGTCTCGCACCGGCTGCGCGGGCAGGTGGGCAGCGATGGGGTGATGCCAAATGTCTGGCCTGCGGGCTCGGTCGTGGTACGCCTCAACGGCGCGCCGGAACAGATCGACCTCGCCTCGAGCCAGCGCCGCCAGGAGCAGCATTTCCGCATCGGTCCCGCCAGCCGAAGTTTCACAGATCCGAGCTACACCTACCGGATCGAGACCTTCGAGGGGATCGGGCTGCGTCCCTACAGCCCCGTGCATCTGACGGCGGAGCCGGTCGGAGTCGACCTTCGCCTGCGCTGGATCCGGCGCAGCCGTATCGACGGTGACGACTGGTCGCTCGCGCAGGTGCCGCTTGGCGAGGAAAGCGAGCTTTATGCGGTGCAGGTCTGGCGCGGCGACGTGCTTCTGCGCGAAGAGGAGGCGCACTTGCCACTCTGGACTTATGCCGAAGCGGCGCGCACGGCGGATCTGGCCTTTGGCCCGGTGGAGGTGCGCGTATCGCAAGTTTCGGCCCGCTTCGGGCCGGGTCCTGCGGCTGTGATGGTCGTTGCGGCCTGA